GACGCACTACCTGAAGAGTTCAGAGTGAAGGTTTTGGGTACAGAGGAGAACGTCTCCTACACCCGGAAGAACGGATTCTCTAAGAGCAGTCTCATCCTACCGGGGAGTAAGAGTTCAATCATCTTCAAGACCTATGCCCAGTTTCTCAACAACGACACGATTCTGGAAGGCGCGGAGCTGGGATGTCGTGGTCCCAACTGGCTTAACATTGGCGCTTGGTGTGATGAGTATCTCATCGGCCCGGAGCTTCTCGCCACCCTTCGTTTTCGGTTGGCTACTCGTAATGCTAAACTGCTGGTTACTTTTACGCCTATTGATGGCTACACAGAGGTGGTTAGAGACTACCTCCAAGGAGCGTCCAACCTACGCACCAAGCCCGCCGAGCTACTCAACGGGCGGAACGTCCCGTACATACAGAAGTCCCGAAACAGAGATGCATCCATCATCTACTTTCACAGCCGGGACAACCCTTTCGGTGGTTACGAGCGTATCGCCAAAGACCTAAGCGGGCGACCGGAGGAGGAGGTGCTCACCCGTGCGTACGGGATTCCGACTAAGTCGATGAGCACGAAGTTCCCCAACTTCAGCCGGGAGCTTAATGTGGTAAAGCACGAGTCCATCGACCTGAAGAACAAGACCCACTTTATGGTCTTGGACCCCGCAGGACGGAAGAACTGGTTTATGTGCTGGATAGCCGTAGACCCGTCTGGGACGTGGTTTGTCTATCGGGAGTGGCCGGATGTTAATGTCGGGGAGTGGGCCAAATGGCACGGCGGGAAGTGGATTGGGGGAGAAGGAGCTAAGGGACTAGGCTTTGGCATCCGGGACTATGTTGACCTCATTGGTCAAATTGAGGCCGAGCACGGGGTAACGGTGACGGACCGTCTCATTGATCCTCGGCTAGGTGCGGCGAAGTACCAGACCTCCCACGGGGCGTCGTCCATCATCGAGGACTTGTCCGATGCGGGGCTTACGTTCAACCCGGCTCCAGGTCTGGACATCGAGGATGGCTTACAGGCTCTGCAAAGTAAGATGAGCTACAACCGTAAGCTCCCGGTGGATAGTCTCAACCGGCCCCACTTCTACGTCTCGGATAGGTGTGAAAACCTAATTCAGGCGCTTCAGGAATACACGGGAGACGGGGGGCTAGATGAAGCTTGGAAGGACCCCGTGGACGTCCTGCGTTACGCCGCCATTGACGGCATCTCCTATCTGGACCCCAAGGCCCTCAAGATTACGAAGCCAAAAACCTACTACTGATGATTCCCTTCATTGAACTGGCTAAGGAACTCAAGATTAGCAATTTCCAGTTGGCTAAGCTGCGGGACCAGCGTCTCGCGCCCGAAGACCACCTGATGGTGAAGAACCAACGCTACTTCACCGACGAGGGTGCGGCGAAGATTAGGCTCGCGGTGCAGGTGCCTCTGGCTGTGCCCAAGCGCATCCAGGTGAAGGTGGTAGGCCGCGCACCCAATCCCCGCTATGTCTACTGCGTGCAACACGGGAAGGACGGACGCTTCCTCGCCGTCGTCAAACCCTCGACGTGTGATAGGCTTATCGGCAAGCACATCTATGTTGACCTAATCGAAGACGCCAACGGGGGGATCACCTATCGGCACGATGCACTCGCCAAATGACAAGTCATTGGACCCGGAGTGGCAGGCCGAGCAAACTGATCGCCTTCTTGGCTTTGAGATTCTTACTCGCACCCTAACCGCCCGCTACCAACCTCTATCCCCCCAGGACCTGTCTGAAAAGATAGCGGCCAACAAGAATTACTCTTACTCAGTCATCCAGTCGATCCGGCGCAAAATCAATGAACACCGATAGAATGGAAGCCCTCACCTTCGTGCAGAAGGAACCCGACGTCCTGACGCTGAAGAACGCCTACGACCGGACCGTAAACGACCTGAGCTGGTATCTTGAGTCCACCCGTGACTCCTTCGACTACAGGCGATGCATCTGGCCCGGGAAGAGCAAGGACCTCCGAAAGCACGGAGCGGACGCTTTCCCTTTTGAGGGCGCGTCGGATACGGAAGTCCCCCTCATTAACGAGCGCATCAATACTTACGTTGCGCTCTGTATCTCGTCCCTCTCGCGGGCGAACATCCGGGCCTACCCCGTAGAAGTGGGGGATTTGCAGCGTTCACGGGTCACGTCCGCCTTCCTGAAGTGGATGGTGAGCACGTACATCAAGGATTTCCGCCGGCAGATGGAGCTGGGGTCCAACTACCTCTTTGAGCGGGGGATGATGGTGAGCTATGTCGGCTGGCAAAAGGAGGACCGGACGTTCCTTCAGCAGCTCGACCTCAACCAAATTGCCCAACTGAGCCCCGATTTGGCCCGAATGATCGTTGAGGGGAACGACGACAAGGCCATCGCCGCCCTTCTCCAACAGCAGTTTAAGGGAGTTAACCAGAGTCGGGCTACGAAGGCCATTAAACAGCTCCGCAAGGACGGGAAAGCCGAGCTTCCCATCGTCCGGCAGACGGTTAATGCCCCCAAGGTGTGTGCGTTGGCTCCCGATGGGGACGTTTTCTTCCCCTCCTACACCACCGATCCCCAGAAGGCCCCCTATTGCTTCTGGCGGGTGCTGATGACGGCCCAGGAACTGAAGAACAAGGCCGCGACGGAGGGTTGGGACAAGGACTGGGTGGATTTTGTGGTGGAAAACTACGCCACGTCGGTGGACATCACAGATCCCCGCACCAATACGTCCTCCAATCGGTCGGCCCAAGAGCAGACTAACGAACTCTACGAGATTATTTACTGCTATCAGCGGCTCGTATCCGAGGAGGACAACTCTGAGGGCATCTATTGCACGGTTTTCCACCCCCAGTTTATGGGCCGATCGGAGGAACCGAAGTTTGCCAAGTTTGAGCTGCTCAATGGCTATGACGACTACCCCTTTGTCGTCACCCGCCTGAGTGAGGACAACAAACGCCTGTACGAGCTGGCGACGATTCCTGAGCAGCTAGTCGGCCTGCAATGGCAGATTAAGGGTGAGCGGGATAGCCGGATGGATCGGAACAGTATGGCGACCATCCCGCCGCTCCTGTACCCGGCTAACGGTCAACCCCCAATGGACTACGGTCCGGCGGCTCGTATCCCCTATCGCCGGATGGGTGAGATACAGTTTGGGCCCGTTCCTCCCTTCAATCCGGGCTCTGTGGAGATTGAGCAAACCCTCACGCAGGAGGCCAACCGGATTATGGGGCTCGACCACGAGAACCCAATGAGCCGGATTCGGCAGCAATACTACGTGGACAAGTTCCTGAGCCACGTTCGGGACGTTCTGCGGATGGCGTTCAAGTGCTATCAACGCTTTGGCCCAGAAGAGGTGTTCTTTCGTGTCACAGGTGTCACCGATCCCGTACGCTTCTCGCGGGGTGACCCGAATGAGGACTTCGACATCGTCATTAACTTCGATGTCCTAAACAACGATCCCGAGGCCCTAGAGGCCCAGCTCAACCAGTTCGTCAGCTTGGTGCAATTCGACCGTAATGGACGCATTAATATGGACCGGATGCTAGAGGTGTTGGCTGGTGCGGTTAATCCCGCCCTGGCTGATGCCGTCCTCCAGCCGGCTGAGGAAGCCCAGCAGCAAATCGTGAAGCAGGTGACGGATGACCTGTCCAAGATTTACGCGGGCATCGAGGTGGGTGCTCGCCCGAATGGGGCTCAGGTGGCGATGCAGGTGATTCAGCAGTACACCCAGCAGCCCGACGTTATGCAGCGTCTACAGCAGGACGAGGCATTCAAGTCGCGTCTGGAGAAGTACTTACAGCAGTACCAGTTCCAGATGCAGCAGATGCAGAACGCCCAAATTGGACGTATCGGCACGGCTCCCGCCCAGATGGGCGAGATGCAGACTCAGGGAATTACTGCCTGAGCGAGGCCCACTTAGCACTCAACGCCTTGTATTGGGCGGCGTTCAACACGTCGTCCAATGCACAGATGCGCCCACTCAGTTGCTGGATGGCGTCCGTGTTCCGGTCGTGCAAATTGCTAATCCAGCCCTCCCGCTGGCTATAAACCTCGTCCAAGAACGCCAGGAAGTCTTCGCTGTTATGGAGTCGTTCTAAAGCCTTTGGGTCCATCCCCATAGAGATGGCTGTCAGTCCTTTACGGGCAAGGACGAAAACAGCGTGCTAGCATTCGCCCGTCGCATCGCCTGCGTTATGGGCGGAAAACAACAATGCCAGAAGTCACATCGTCCAACTCGGCAGACGCTAAACCAGCCGTGGAAAACAAGCCAATGACGGATAAGGACTTCCTGTCCGCCCGCATTGCCAGCCGCCAGAAGGCCCCGCCTTCAACGACTGAATCGGCTCCCGAGCCAGAGGAGAAGAAGGAGGCCACCTCACAGGAGGGCGAGCCAACTGAAGCTCCGAAAGCTAAGGAGGTTCTTTCTAAGGATATTGACGAGCTTACGGATGAGGAGATTGCCGAGCTTGCCCAGAAGGGTAAGAGCGGCCTGCTCAAACGCATTGCTGAACTCACGGCCAAGCGAAAGCTAGCCGAGGAGAAGGCTGCCGCCCTTGAGGCTGCGGTCCAGCAGGCGAAGCAGCAACTCCCCGAGCCGAAGGTGGAGAACAACCCCTACGCTAACGTCTCAACCATCGACGACCTTCAGGGAAAGCTGAAGGAAGTGAACGAAGTGGTCGAGTGGGCGGAGGAGATTCTGTTCCGTTCCGAGGATATGGCCGCCTCAGACATTGTGGCGACCGTTGACGGCAAGGAATACACCAAGGCCGACATCCGCGAGTCGCTCCGCAAAGCCCGCCGTGCCAAGGACCGTTTCATCCCCGCCCAGTTCCAAGAACTGCAAGCGAAGACGGAGCGTTCCAACCTTGAGTCGGCATTCAAGCAGCAGGCTCGTAAAGAGCTGGGCTGGTTGGAGGGCGAGGACAACGACGTTCGGAAGCGTTATGAGTCGATGGTCGCTGACCCCCGTCTCAAGAAGCTGAAGGACTCGGTGCCCGAAATTGCGCCGCAGATTGAGTATCTCATCGCTCACGCCGCCAACTCGATGTATGGCCGGCGGGAAATCCCGATGGAGAAATCCAAGGGACCGACGCTCAATCCTCCGTCAAACCCCTCCACCACGGCTGCCGCTCCTGAAAAGGCGGAAGCTCGGATGGAGAAGTCCATCAAGGACGTAGAAAGCCGGTTTCGCCAAACAGGAAAAGGTAGTGACTTCATTGCCCTCCGCGCAGCTCAAATCTCTAAACGCAAATAACCCAAGCCTACAATGGCCTTCTCCAACACGTTCGATACGACCTCCCCCGGTTCCGCGGCTCTTAACCGCGAGGACCTTCACGACGCCATCACGCAGCTCGCTCCCAGCGAGACGCCCGTCCTCAGCTCGGCTGAGAAGTTCAAGTGCAACGCCACCTACGTTGAGTGGGGCGTGGACAAGCTGTCCGCTCCCACCACCACCGCTGTCGCGGAAGGTGCCGATGTCTCCAACTTCGATGACAAGTTTGAGAACGTGGCCCGTCTGGGCAACTACGTCCACAAGCTCCGTCGGTCCTACCGCGTGAGCGACCTCCAGCAGGCCGTCTCCTCGGTTGGCCCGCAGGACATCGCCCGTGCGGAGCTGAAGGCCGTGAAGGAGCTGAAGCGTGATGCTGAGGCTGCCCTCATCGGCACCCAGGACCGCGCTGCTGAGAACGGTGCGGGCACCGCGTACACGATGCGTGGTCTCGGTGATTGGCTGGATTCGT